TCATTTCTTCGCCTTCAACTTACGAGCCCGCACCTTGTCCGCCTTAGCCGCAATCACGGCCTGGCGCACCGCCAGGTCATACACCGCAGATATCGTCGTGCTGTACGCGAGCCTAGAACGCTCATGACGAATAGTTATCATGTCCCCAGGCTCTAACATCACAACCAACCGACGACCCCGATGTGGCAGCAACGTGCGCCTACTAATTTTTTTTAATAAGGAAATCAATTTCCTCCCCCCCCTGTTAGTGAAGGGGGGCGCGCTGCGCGCGGGTGGCCCTCCTGGCTCCGCTGCGGGGGCACCCCGCGCGTGGCGCGATACGGAAACACCTCTGGAGCCGACTCGCACTCAGCGCACAAGCGGTTATAGAGGTCCGGGGATAACTCTTGGAAGGCGAGCTCGAACAACAAACCCGTCGAAATCGCGTCAATGCGAAAATTGACCAAAACGAACCCCCTGTTCTATAGTCAAAACCCTTGAGCGCGATTAAGCGAGAAAGGGTCTTCACTGTCAAGGGGTATTCACATGGAAACGACGATAGGATTATTTAATCGCTTCAAGCAAACCGATGTAGACGAGCAAGTGGCCCACCGACTGGGCGTAGAGAGAAGCACGATCACAGTCGCACGCAACAAAGGCCGATTCAGCCCCGCAATCGCGCGAAAGATGGCCCTTGCCCTACGCCTCGATCCGAATTATTGGGAAGATATCGCCGCCGCAGAAACGCTGCCGGAACCGGCACGCTCGCGCATCTTGAAAAAGATCAGCGCCGGAGACTTTGTATTATGTCAAATACGCAGGGCCATTCGGCGCATGGTGTCTATACGCGGGAGCATAGTCACCCCGCGCACTACCCAATCTTAGCACCACACTTGGGACAGACCGGACGAGTATCCCAAAGAACAACCAACGCCTCCAAATTCTCGGCCAAGAATCCAGCAGCAATCAAGCGCCGCTTTTCGTGAAAAATCTGCATCCGGAGCTTGCGACGATCCACCGTCCAACGCGCACGCACCCGCAACCAAACCAATAAACGCAGTCGTGAAGGATCCGGAAAGAACGCTCGCTGTGACGCCAAAGCGGCCGGGACGACCGGCCGGGCCTGCGGCCCCGCTATGCGGCACCCCGCCAGCTTTCAGCGAACGTGAGACAGCGCACGCGGCGCAGCATCATGAATAATCGTCGGCTCAATCGCCGATAAAGGCACAGCAGACGCCGAAACCGGAGCCAGAATCGGCGGACGCGGCTCAGGAGTACCTGGCGTAGCCTGCGCCACGTCAACGTGCCCACCGCCCTCATGATCGTTTCCAGACCAGGTACTCTCATGCTTATCCGGAGAATCATCAAAATACCCATTCTCAAGAATCTGCCGACAAAGCAACTGACTCGCACCTTGAATACGCGTGCCCTGTTGCGTATAAAGACGACACTCCTTCGCCGACGCGATCGCCACTACTGGCTTAGGCGCAATGCTCGGTTTAGAAACCTCGTCATACGCTGGCGCCGTACCCGGCAGACCGGGAATTCGAGCAGTACGCGATTCGAAGTAATCCGGCTTCGACAACCAGTTCGCCTCATGCACACCCGCCCCACCCTTCACCTGCAAGCCTCCGACCGTCGCACCCTCAGCCTGCACCGGAGCATGCGTCCTCTGCCACATATGACGCCCAAAAATACCCGCACCCACAACCGCAGCAATCACCGCCCCAAACATCAAAAAGACACGCGCAGGAATTCGCGCCTTGTGCGTATGCAACTCCGCTGATTTATACCAACCGAACACCTCACGCGGGTAGCGCATGTGAATCTTGGTCGACATCGATCGCGCGCCCTGCATGCCCGGATTGAGCTTAACGCCGTTCGCCCATTCGTGCATCACGGCGCGTTTCATGCCGAAAGTCCGCATCACATGGCGATGTGTGCCCACCAAGTTGCGCACGTTAGTATCGACCAGGGCAGGCGACTGCGTAATGAGCCAGAGATCATGACCGCGATGCCGATGCTTCTCCAACTGCGCCACATGCTCGGGCACGTTCGACCCGTAGTGCCGTGGCCGGAAAAGGTCTTGCGCCTCGTCCATAACGATCATCGAACCGACCGGCAACTCGTACCACTTCAACGGGTCCACCATTTCAATCCAACCCGGCAACTGCAAACCTTTTATGTTGTGATAGAAAACGGGACGACCCTCAGGAAAGTCCTTGAACGCAGGGTCGCTCAACGAACGAACTCGCTCCTGCTCGACAAGATACAACGTCAGCAGCGTTTTACCCGCACCGGGTACACCAGTATGCAAGTAGATCATGACGTTTTCGCAAACTGCGTTAGCTTGCCAGCGGCGCTCAAACCCTTCAACGCCCAATTACCCAAGATCGCAGAAAAAATCATCGTGACGCAAATATCAATGTGCATGAAGAAGGCAAAATTCATCGCAGCACCCGCCGCAGTCATGTGCGAAATTACGCCGCTGCGAATCGTGTTGATACCAATGGTCAAGCCAGTAAAGGTAACGGTCGAAACCCCCAAGGACAGCAGCACGCGACCCACCATCGAGTAAGTGACGAAGCGTGCAAGAAAACCAATTAAGACCGGAACGAAGGCAAACATATCAAGCCTCTATTTGACAGGAAACGAAGAACCGACAGAAGGAAGCAGACAGATTTGAGGGCCAGCGGCATCACGCCATAATTCGACAGCCACGCCACCCACCCACACGCCAGCCAGCAGGAAAACGACAGAAAAGACGTACACCCGAAAGCGATCCATTACGACTTCCTCGACCCGTTGAAAACGATATACGCGCTAATCAAGCCTGCAATCGCCACCATCACGTCAGCCAAGTAGCCAAGCGGCCCGCACACCTCGGAAAATGGAATCAAAATCGCATGACCGGAAACAGTGACCGACTTATCCTGAAAACATGAGCCGCTATTGAAACCCGAAGAATCGAGAATCGTAGACATGTCTGTAGTCGTCCCATTCGCCGCCGTCGGAAAAGAAGATGCAAGCGGGTCCTGACCGGCGTTAATCGAGTTACCCAAAGTGAAATTAGGATCACCCTTGAGCGCCGTCTGATCGTTCTCATAGTCACAGCGGTCCTTATGCGCCTCCTGCAACTGCGCACATTGCAAGGCGTCCCCCGAGCAAGTATCCAACGGGGCCGTACACGGATCAGCCGAACCACCGTCATTATTCGCGCACACAGGGTCGGCAGGATGCGCCGAACAGTACGCAGGCTCACCCACAGCCGGGTTAGTCGAGCCATCAGCGTTAATGCTCTGACACATACCACCCTGGCACACCGTCCCACCGGCACCCGCGCCCGTACCCTGCGTACTACCCGCACCAGTACCCCCACCCGTGCCACCCGCGCCCGCAGCAGCGGTACCACCAGCAGGACCACCAGCCGGACCCGTCGAACCATCAGTAGGACCCGTCCCCGCGGCTCCCGAATTATTGTTCCCCGAACCCGAAGCCGTAATCTGCGTCGGAGAAGGCATACAACTGGACACCCCGCCCACCGTCTGATAACTCGAACCCGTATCGCACGGCGGAGGCGGAGGATTCGAACCCGAGCCACTCGCCAGACACGTCGCCACCCCGTTAACCGTGCCCTGAGTCATACCCGCACCACATCCAGCCGGTGGCGGCGTACTCCCACTAATCGCCCCGCCCGTAGCATCGCCTCCGTTACAATCCTGACCCGTATACGCCTCAGCAACATGGCAATTAAAACCCGCACCATCACCCCCGCAAAAATCCGAGTGCGACGACGCCTCGCAAAAATTGTCCGCACAAGTATTCTTATTCGACGCCGCATTCGCCGCAGCAGCACCAGCCGCCGTTAACGGACCCGGCTGAAACTCCCAAAACGGCGACCCGGGAACCGGCTGTCCCGCCAACGGCGGACAAGGATCAGGAGGAGGCGTACAAGCTACGGGCCTCGCATAATCCGAGTTATACGACTGCGGGTACTCCGTACCGCCCGACAAAACATTCCACGTCATATTGTCCTGCACATCACCTGACGGGCAATTACCCGAACACGCAGCACCAGTCCCCACCTCCGAGTTATCAGTCGGACTGTTACGCGCTACGAAAAAACCAGTCGTATTAGCAGACACCCAAGCACCCGAGCTCGAATAATGCACACTCGAATCCGCATGGCCCGAGCTCACTTGCAACCAATACGTGCCTGACTGATCCCCCGCTGGACACGCAGGCAACGTAGCCCAGGCGTCAAGCGGTGAAAATAAGCCAGAAGCAAAACAGGTAAGTAATAATAAGCGCCATGCCCACACGTCATCCCCCCAAAAACGCGCACAAAAAAAAGGCCACTCCCCGGAGAGCGTGGCCCTCTTTCTTACATCGCTTTACGAAACCATTTGAAGGCCATCGCAGCGACAATCACAGCCAACACAGCAGCGCCAATCGTCCCGACATCGACACCAGCAGCCGTGATCGCAGTCACGTCCACAGCCGCACTTGCCACCACCATAGAACCCAACAGCACCGCCAAAGACGCGACACCGTAACCAGCACCACGACGAATAATCGAACTCAT